CCGCAATGCGACTGGACGTCTAACCTTCGCATCGCGTTCGAGCTTATCTCAGGCCAGACGACGGTCACCGGAGGCGCCTTGCGCGCGAACGTTTACAAAGCACGCGCTATCCTCGCAAACCGTGCGACAGAGGTAACCAACTATTTCAAGGTCGCCCCGAAGGTTACCGCGTTCTCGCAGAACCTTAGTGGGGTGCGTCGTGCGGTAACCGTGGATGCGCATGCTGCGCAGGCCGCAACAAACAACCTTAACGTGAGCACGGTCCGCCCTGCGGCGTATATCGTGTTTGCCGAATGCTACCGCGCGGTAGCAGATGAGTTAGGCATTGACCCACGAGACTTTCAGGCTATCGTTTGGTGTGCATGGAAACGGCGCTATAGCCCGGAGCGCAAACGCGCCATCAAACGGCAGGCTAAGGCGGAGGTAAGCTAGTGGCTTGCCTTGCCTGCGGTGGCTTGCTTGCCTTGCTTGGTGGCTTGGGACGTCTTACTTGGTTCCGCTGTCGCGACTGCGGGTTAGACCAGTGTCGTAAGCTCACGGCGGAGGACCTAGACAATGAATGACGCGCGAGAGGACAAAGCAGTAACGCGGTTTGCGCTCGAAGCCTACCACGGGTTACTGTCCGATACGTTGAACGCGCGCCACAAGTCGCGCGGTAATGATGCGGCATGCGACGCGATACGCGCGACTATGCGACGCGTGGAACGTCTAGCGCTAACGCTCAAAATGGAGGAGACCAGTGTTGACTAGCTTACCGTCACGATTCGCTGTGGACGATACCGATATACCTAGTGGGGGTTACCTCCGCCCTTCTCGCGCGCGACGCGCTATTGCGCAAGGGGCTCCCCGCCCCACGCGTAAACGCGCGCGACGTTTGCACAATTTGAGAGTAGCGCGCATGCGCGCACTACTGCGAGCAGAGTTAGACGACGCGCGGGCGTTCGCGCACGCGTTCGATTCTACGTTCTAGCGCGTTCCGCCCATACCCTACCAACTAGCGCGCTCCGTCCACACGGGGCGTGCCCCTACCACACGTAACAATCAACTCGCAAGGCAAAGTTAGTGCGCGCATCGCGTGCTAACTGTCGCGCGTAGCATGCTTTAAGCATGCTCGCAGTGGTTTGAAAACGCCGGCCGCACGCCGTCCGCCAGGCCCTGCCGGCGCGCGGCGAGCGTAGCGACATCGTCCGTGTGTGGGACTCCCGCCAGAAAAACCCGGCCCAACTTCGCCAGGGCAAACAGCTGGAGGGAAAGGGGTTAGCTACCCCCGGCCAATTTCTAGGGGACGACTACTGGGGTGGTGGGTGTGGGTGCGCCAGGACGTGGGGGAGGACCTGCGATGTCACTGCAATTATAGGCGATGTGTTGCGTGCATGCAAACTGTGTGCTAGGCTTGGTGCATGGGCCTCTTCCGGTTGGTGTTCCTGTGCCTCGGGTTCGCCGCTGGTTGCTGGTTCAAACACCTAACCCGCCCGGATTCAACGACTTACAAGGACTAATGCCCTCCACCAGAGTAGCCAATGCCGTGGTCACCGACGAACAGCGGCAGTCTCCGCCGGCCAGCGTGGAGCTGCGCGCTCCCTCGTCCCGGCTGCGCCGGTCCGAGGACCGTGACCGCGAGCGGGAGGACCGCAAGCGCGGGCCCAAGTCTGCCGAGGACGCCGACGCCATCACCCAGCTGACCATGCGCCTGATGGACAAGCTGACCGCTGCCGAGATAGCGCGCAAGGCGGAAGTGGACCCGCGCGCCGTGCGCACCGTCATCAAGGCGGCTCGCGCCAGCCTGGCGTCCCGAGCCGAGTTCTATGTCGAGGCCCATGCTGCCGCCACCGCTGTGGCTGCGCTGGCCGGCGACGCGAAGCCAGCCCAGTGGGCTATGGAGCGCATCGCAGAGGAAGGCGAGCGCATCGTGGATGCGCCCGAGGAGAACAAAGTCCAGCAGGCGCCCACCTTCACCCTGGGCTTCGTGGTCGGCGGCATGCCGGCGGTCAAGGCGCTGCCCCCGGTCATCGACGCCGAGACGGTGAAGGGCTGATGCCTGGCGTCGTCCCGATTCCGCCGCACATCCTCGAACGCATCGAGACGGAAGCCTCGAAGGCTGTCCGCCCTGACCTCCGTAAGACGGTGTTCCTGCCGGGCGACCCCGACATCCCGAGCGACGCGTTCTGTGTGCGCCGCAGCGACGGCATGGTCGAGGTGCTGTATCGGCCCGACTCCGAGAAGCACAAGGTCTACCATCGCAGCAGCATCCCGAAGCTCATCATGGAAGGCCGGCGCGGCACCGGCAAGTCGCATACGATGCGGTGGGACTTCCACATCCGCGCGATGAGCTACCCCGGCTTCAAATACCTGATGCTTCGGCGGACGATGCCCGAGCTGCGCAAGTCCCATCTCCTGTTCCTTGAACACGACATGGAGAAGATGGGCGGGGTGGCGCTCGGCGTGCGGTCGGGCAACGTCGAGGCCCACTACCCGAAGGTGGGCGGGCTGCGCTCGCTGGGACTGTTCGGGCACTGCGAGACCGAGGCCGACGTTCTGAAGTATCTGTCGGCGCAGTTCGACGCCATCTGCTTCGATGAGATAACCACCTTCGACTGGGACATGGTGACCCGCATCAGCACGAGCTGCCGTGTGCTCGAAGGCAGCGGGCTCACCGCCATCATTCGCGGCGGGACCAACCCCATCGGCGTGAGCGCGGACGAAGTCTACCACTACTTCATCGCACGCGATGTCCTCCCCGAGGAGGACCGCAAGTATGAGCCGAACGACTGGGGCGCCCTGCACATCGAGCGCGCGGACGCCTCGCACGTAGACTTCGAACAATACGACAAGCAGTTCAGCGGTCTATCGCAGGCGTATCAAGACGCCTGGCTCGAAGGGAAGTGGGGAGTCGAGGGCGCCTACTTCACCATCGAGGAAGACAACCTCACCCAGGAAATCCCGATGGTGATGGGCAGCGAGGACGAGCCCGCGCGCATGGCGCGGCACTGGCCCTGGATGAACATCTACCGCGTGTTCGACTACGGCTTCCACGACCCGGCGGTGTGCGTGTGGGTGATGGTGCTGCCGAACGGACGCTACATGCCGTTCCAAGAAGCGAGCTGGGTCCACAAGACGGCGCAGGAAATTATCCCCGACATCGAGCGCCTGTCCGAGGACATGAACATCCTGGGCACCATCGCGGACCCGACGCTGTGGAAAGGCGAGAAGGAGATGGGCCACTGCATGGCGCACATCTTCGAGGACGCCGGCATGCCGCTCACGGCTGGCATCAACGACCGCACCGCGAACGGCTTCGCCACCCAGGAGCTGCTGCAGAGCAGACTTAGCGATGGGTTGCCGGCTATGGTAATCTATGAGCCGGGATGCCCCACGCTGGTGAAAACGCTGCGCTCGATGCGCATCGACAAGAAACATCCCGGCCGTTTGGCCGACTCGAAAGTTGACCACATGCCCATCTCGTTGGGCTATCTCTCGATGGCGGCGCCGCCACCGACTCGCGTGCCGAAGCTGACACGCGAGCGTCCCTGGATGAAGACCACCCAGGGCAAAGCCTATGTGATGGGTTCGAACAACGTGCGCCGCCGCGCCAACTCGGTATACGATTCGCTCTGAGGACAACATGGATAACTACGCACCCGAACCGCTCGATGCCGAGAACACGCCAGCCGAGGGCACCAGTGTCGCCCCGGATGTCAGCGCGTCGGCACCGGACGCCAACGCTCAGCCCAAGTTGTTCCGAGCCCGCATCGCGCGCTCACGCAACTACAAACGCCAGCTCATCGAAGGCTGGCGCGAGAACATCGACCGGCGGCGCGGCAAGGTCTACGACAGCGACAGTGACGACGACCGAGTCGCCATCACCTACGACTGGAGCGCGACCAAGGACAAGCACGCGCAGCTGTTCAGCCAAGTCCCGCAGGTGCGCCTGAAGGCGAAGAAGAAGGCGTTCAAGGCAGCGATGCCGACGCTGGCGCGCAAGGTGAACGATGCGCTCGCCACGGGCGGGCTCGGCACGGCGATGAACGAGGTGATGCCCGACGTCATCAACGCCGCTGGGTTCGGCATGGTCAAGGTGGCCTACGAGTCGCGGCAGGAAATGCGCGACCTGCCGGAGAAAGAGACGACCGCACCGGCAGCGCCCGCCGAGATGGCGCCGCTCGACGCCGACGCGATGCAGGAACCCGGTGAGCCCGGCGCTCCCGTGGAAAACCAGGAGCCCGGCGAGGGACCGCAGGCGCTACCGGCACCACCGAAGGTCACGCCGACGCCGTATACCACGGCCAAGCGAATTATCATGTCCAGGGTAAGCCCGAGCGACGGGCTGTGGGACCTGACGTTCAGCGGCTCGAACTTCAACCGCTGCCCGTGGGTCGGAGAGACCGGGCGCATGCACTGGTCGCGCGCCTCGAAGGAGTTCAAACTCAAGCCGAGTGAGAAGTCCACGGTCTGCGGCACGGGCGTGAAGTCGAGCTACGACCGGCTGACCAACGATGAAGAGCGCGACCGCTACGTCGAGACCGAGATGGTCGAATACGACGAGATTTTCTACTGGCGCTACCTGTTCCATGATGACGAAACCTCGTTCGAAGCCATCCAGCGGATGGTGTTCGTGCGCGGCAAGCAGGAGCCCGCCATCAACGAGCCGTGGAACGGCCAGAAGCGGCTCAGCGAAGTGAGCGGCAAGGAAGACCCC